ATCATCAAATCTCCATCTGAATATTTCGACATTATCGTCAAAAATTTAGTTAAAACCAGATCTTTACCTGATTGGTTCACCAATCTTAATGATGAAATTCAGGAGCAACTTTTAAATAGGATCGGTTTGAATTTAGATTGTGTGCGTAAGGGGGAATATAGTATAACTCTTACAAATGATGGCAGATGGAAATTGCATAATTTGAATGTCCATAGACCTAGTTTGGGTAAGATAAACAGGTCCATGGCTATTGCAGTTAATAATAAATCTTTACCTGGTTCTCAAGTAGATGTTACTTCTTCTGATGCTTCAGATGCTGATGATGAAAAATATTCTGCTCCTATTGGCGAAGTTGATGAGGCTGGTGGTGATGGCGAAGCTTTTCGTATAAGATCTTCATTAATAGAATCTGATTCTTTGTCAGATGAGATGTTTATTACTAAAGCACAACAGAGGATTGATGGTATTCATGACTTTTTGCTTTTAGGGGATCCTGATAATACTCGTATTAAAGCATGTTGGACACACCTTAGTTGGTTTGTTATGAATATGGATAGAGTTAAAAAATTTTATCAGAATAGACAAATAGGTCCTATTTATGATAAGTTTGCACGGATGGATATTTATGCTAATGGTCAAAACGTTTTTTTACGTAAGTTAGCTGCAGATTATCAGCGTGTTCTTAATACTTTAGATGGTCAACATTATCAATTTGTTTTAGAGGAGACAAAACCAGATCCTTCTATGTTAGATAATTTTCTTGGTAAGATACCTGGTTATGATACTTGGAAAAGACCTCTATTTTTTTTAATTGGTTGTCTTCTTGTTATGTGGGCAATATATCATTTTTATAAAAAGAAAGAAAAAGAAAGTATTGTAGACGAATCTTCTGTTGCAACTAAAACTTTTCAGAAAACTCTTGAAGGTAAAAGAGTTTGTGAATATGGTATTGACTGTAAGATCAAAGATTGTCCACTTGAGCATCCTGTTCAAGAAATAGATGAGGTTGAAGACTTTATTGATGAAACTGTGAAAGGTAAACATCAGCAAAGCGCTCAAGCTAAAATGAAAGCTCAAGTACGTTTGGGTAATCAAGAAATGTCTACGGGTAAGACATGGAAACCCAAAGATAGGGATGTCGATTTAAAACAATTAAATGATAAATTAACTTATCTTGCATATGATCCTGTAGATTTGTTGGATATGTTGTTAAAAGGTAGACCTGTAGACATCACTTGGATGTATTATGATCCTCGTACACCTGGTACACCCCCTAAACCTATGTATGGTGTTGTTCGTAATCTTGCAGAATTTCAAGAAGCAGCACAAAAGTATGGACCCACTGTTAGACTTGTTGTTAATACCAAAGGTTCATTACGAGATAATGCATCATTTAAAACGGTTATTGAAAAAAACGAATTTGCAGTTTATAAGGCTATTGCCCATAAAGAACCTATACCTACGCGTATGTATGATCATTTTAAAGATATGATTGAAGAGGATAAGTATCAACTCCCAGCAGAGCTTATTCGTATTTTAGATCGCTACAGGCATAGCGAAAAGTTTCATAAGATGATTTATATTCCTGCAGGTTTTGATATGTCAAAACGGGATGATTATGAGCAACAATTAGAAAGGTTTGTTGGATCACCTGATAAAATCGGTTTTGAAACTCCTTATCCTTTTAGAGAAAATTCTGAGCCAATATCTATGGCAGTTAAATATTTAACTGAAAATCAAATTCAAGATCGAATTTCAAAGCACTATACTCGTGCTCATAATTTTAAAACTTTTCAAATTCTGCAGCGCCCTTCTCCTGTTCCTCAAGATGAAGTTAAAGTAGTTGTTGCTGATGTCAACACTACTGGTGTTATTACCCGTGTACCTTCTCTCACTGGTGCAAAGCAACAAAAAGCACAGTTGGAGCTTAAGAAATTTGGTATTAAAATTGATAAACAAGGAGTTTATCAAGTTGCAGGCAATGCAGAGGTTAACAACCAGCACAATTTTGTGCATGGACCTAAAGATAGAGAAGTAGAATCTTCTTTTGAATTTTCTCGTGAAGATGAGATTGATGAATGTTTTATTCAAAGTCTTTTAGATATTGATTTTCCGAGAGATGAATCAGGTTTAGATGAAAAACAATTTTCTGAAGCCAATTTATTGGGTAGTGCTAATTTTACTGCTGTTCATCCCTATACTGGTAAAGATGAAAATATCGGTAAAGGTCGTTTTCTTCAAAATTCAGTTGTAACATCCAAACATTTATTTTATCATCGTGATAATTCGATAAATTTTTTACCTGAACAGTTACATTTGAAGATAGATGGCATACCTGTTATTATTGATAAAGTTATTCCGCATCAGCACGCAGATCTTGCAAAGGTTTATCTTAGCCATGAAAGCATGTCTGAACTTTTGAAAGTAAAAGGTATAGAGCAAGTTAAATGTAATAGTGCTAAATTAGGTCAGGTTGTTTGGTTGATGTATGATAATGGTAAAGGTAATAGAACTGTACAAGGTAAGATTACTTCCATTAAATCTACCCCAGATGGGGTTTATTATTTTACTCATGATTGTGAGACTAAACCTGGTATTTCAGGAGCCCATCTTGTTGATGTTAATGGTCATACTGTTGGTGTCCATAAAGGTAAGTATTCTGCGGGAGTAGCCTGGGCTGTCATGATTGATTCTACATTAAAGGCGTTTATTAATTCTGCTGTAGTTCCAAAAAACTGTATTCTGGGTGGTTTGAAAGCCACCCCTTAGTACGCCCAGATTTAAATCTCATTCACCTATATCCACTGAGCAAACCCATACGAGAAGATAGTAAAATACATGCCAACTCTGAGTTATATGATTTGGCAGTTTCACATAATTATTTTGTGCCAGAACAGCATATGATTGCTTCAATTTCGCGAGAACGTTTGTATAATGATTTCAAAAAATTCGAGTTAGTCCATGTTTGGTATCCTATACACGATAATTTTGAACGTACTTGTATGGCATTTACTTCTATATTTTCTCCCCTTTTATGTAACTCTAAAATATTATCATATGAGGAGGCTGTCTCTCGTGCAGAGAGATCTACTTCCCCTGGTTATCTTTATAAGAAAATGGGTTACAGAACAAAAGGAGAAGTTTTTGATAAATATGGAATTGAGCTCAGAAGAAAAGTGGATAATGTTTTTTTAGGTGTAAATGAGAAAACTATTTATGAAACAGCCCCTAAAGTTGAAGTTAGACCTTTAGACAAATTGTTTAATGATGATTTGGATAAAAGGAAACAGCGTACTTTTATGGTTGCTGATACTTTAAATTATATAATAGCTTTGATGTTATATAGTGATTTTAATGATAAGTTTCATAAACAAGGAAATGATGATAGACATTGGTCATCAATAGGTTCCAGTATTTTTTACGGGGGTTGGAATCGTGTAGCTATGAAAATGGCTCGTAAACAGAAAGTATCCCGTTTAGAGGATATTGCTGTACGTTGTTTTGACGTTTCTCATATGGAGGCTTGTCATGTTCCTCCTTTTCAAGAATTTTTATATAATTGGAAACACACTTGTATTAATGGTGGTGAATTTGCTAAAAATTGGTTTCAACACCATAAAATGTATGGTTTATTAATAGACGTTTTCGGTTTTCTATGCATGAAAGTCGGAATCAATCCTTCTGGGTGTTTGAATACTCTTGATGATAATACATTTTTGATGATTTTCAATAAGTTGTATAATATATCTTTCCACTACCCGACAGTTCAGAGTATGATTGAAAAATATTTTGATTTAGCTGTAGAGTGCATGGGTGATGATTCTATTTGTGAAGAAGATCCTTTATGGGATACTTACATTGATAATTCCAAACATCTTGGTATTACTATAACTTATGAGATAGATCCTCCAACCTCCATTTTTCAGGCAAAATTCTTGAATTTTGGTTTCTCGTATGATTTAGCTCGTTCTGTTTTTTTTCAGACCTAATTATGATAAATTATTTGCTAATTTGTTTTTTTATAAAAAATCAAATTCGTGGCGTTTAACTCTTGCTAAGCTATACGCCCTTCGTGTTTTATGTTATCCTAATATTGCACGTAAAATGGAACTTGAGTATTACATATCATATGTGTGGGAAAAACACGATGTTGATATGCAACAAGAAACCAACATGGATGATAAAATTTCATATTCATCCTTACGCACACTTCATCTTCCACAAAGTCAAATTCAATTTTTGATTTATGGAGATGAGTCTTATTCACCAAATTTCCAGTGGGCCTTAAATTATTTAGCTGGAAATATATCCCGTTTTTGGGGTAATTTTTAAAATTTCTTAAATTTGTAAATCTTTTGTAAATATTGTAAATTATATATATTTGTATAGAATGTCTACTCCAGTTGCGCATGCTGTTAAAAAAGCAGTCAAAAAGGAGAAAAAAATACTTAAAAAAGAGGTTAAAAAAGTTAAAAAAGAAGTTAAGAAAGGTGAAAAGAAGATTAAGCGTAAAGTAAAACAGAAAAAGAAAAATGCTGCGAATTATGCTCTTAGAGGGCATGGTAGTTATTTCTCTGACGCCGTTGGACATGTTGTAGGAGGTGGTGTCAGTTCTTTATTGTCTGGGTTTGGTGATTATCGTCAACGTGCCGCTAAAGGTACTTATACACCTATGGGAGGTGGTCCTGGATCCTTCGTGGGATCTAGAGCTCCGCGTGTTAATCACAGGGAATTTATTGCTAATGTTGTTAGTTCAGCATCATTTGTTACCACTACATATCCCATAAATCCTGCTGTTGGCGGTTCAAATAGTTTATTCCCGTGGTTATCTACTATAGCTTCATCTTTTCAACAATATAGGATTTTAGGTATGGAGCTTTATTTTGAAAGTACTAGTGGGTTCATTTCTAGTACTCAAAATTTGGGAACTGTTATGATGTCTACTCAATATGAAGTTGGGCAAACACCTTTTAATAATTCTCAATCTATTCTTAATACGGAATATTCTACTAATGGTAAACCTGTGGAAAGTTTTTACCATCCTATTGAATGTGATCCAAAACAAACTACCATTAGTATTCTTTATACTAGGTCCGCTAATGCAACACCAACTTCATTTACTGATTTAGGTCAATTTCAAATTTCAACAGAAGGTATGCCCACCTCTGGTGAAGTTATAGGTAAGTTGTGGTGTACTTATGATATTGAATTGATAAAACCAACATTACCTGAAAGTATTGGTGGTTATATGCAGTTGGTCGGTTATTGCGATTCTACTGCTTTTACTGGTGGCTCAGGTTTTGCTTTACATTCTGTTTGTCCTATTTCTGGTGCAAGTAATTATGCAGGAATATCTACTGCACCTACTACATTAAATAGTTATAATAGCATTCCCACCCCCCCTGAATTTGATGTTGTTTCATCTGTTGCTACATCTACAGCAACTAAAGTTCTTCGTATGACTTTTGCTGATGGGCAAGAAGGTACGTATTTATGTCGTTATGTTGTTACTAATAATATAACAACAAATATTGAACAACTAGTTTCTGGCAGTACATCTCCTGATTTTGCTACTGTAGAGTTCGGTGGCTCTGCAGTTGCCGGTCCCAATTTTTTTAAAGCCAGTTATCCTGGAGGGTCTAATACATCAAGAAGTGTTCTTAATACCGTTAAAACATTTACTTATTCTAGTACCCCTGGTTATGTAGGTGATGCTGCTCTAGAATTTACTTTTGTTATCGGTACTGGTGGCGGTACTGTCACACTTGATACTCCATGGTTTGGTGTAGCAGTTGCAGGTACTCAAGTTAATTTAGATTGGCAATATTCTTTAGTTTTAATGACTATTCCTTCTATTCCTAGTTTTAGTTTAGAGAAGAGTTTGGAAGGTGAAACTAAACAATTAGAGCTTAAAGTTTCTGATTTGTCTAAATAATTAGAACAACTTAAGAATTTTTTAGACAATAAACAGCCTAGAATATTATCTGATGAAGCTATTGATTACGAGAGAGATGTAGCTCGTAAACTTCGTGAAACTAGAGCACGTATAGAATATGAAAATTCTATACGTGAAAAATATAATAATGGTAAAACAGCTTTAGATATAGCTAAAGATGAAGCTCTACAAACTCTCGTTTATGAATTAGATGGTGCAGTTGATGAAATAAAGGATGGGGAAGTAATGGAAGAGGCACAAAAAATTCTTCCTAAAATTAATAAGATTATAGGAACTGAAGTTCAGCCTGTTCCTAAGGATCCACGTGTTGGGTCTATTAAGTCATTACCACCTCCGCCTGCTGGATCTTTTTGGTCGCAAGATAAATCTAAGGAAAGGGCGGATATTAATATTACCAAGAAGTAAGCGCAACTTCTATTATTTGGGATTGTGCGCTTATCCCAAATAAAACTCGAAAGAGTTTTTTCTTTTATTATCATAAAAATTTTCTTTTATTTATAATTAAAATGAAACGTGTTGTTATGAGTAAAGAACGTTTAGGTCTTTGGATTGGTTATGTGCAAAGTTCCAATCTTTCTTATTATAAAGTGCGGCGACAAATTTTTTCTCAGTTAGGAGAAATTGTTCATTTAATCCCCAATAGTCAATCCCATGGTGAAATGGAACTTGACAATGAGGATTACAATACGGTATGGTCTTTTCTTACCGCCAGGAATGGAAGTGTTCCTGAGGCCGCTAGGTTAGCATTTGAAAAGGTGCTAGACAGCTGGTTAGATAAAATTTCAGCTGATGAAGTGCAGGGCAGCAGTTCTTCAGGTGTTCATGTATCAACTAGTTTAGGACCCTCAGATGGGTGACTATCTGATGTAGTTCAGGATCCACAAATGTTTATTTTTTCTCATTTAAGTGAATTCTGACTCTTGAACTTCCAGGGTTCCTTTGTTTTAAAGATTTTCACACGCGTTATTACAGACAGTCTGTAT